GCAGAGTTTCATAAATGTCAGCCATAGCTTGACCGTCAGGTGTTTTGTTGCCTTTAATAAAATCACAATACACATCGAGATCAAATATTTCTTGTTCGTTTTGAGTCTTGGCCTGTTGGATGCCACCGTCTGGCCTTTGCAGACTAAGAATCTTTTGGTTACCACCACCAGAGCCATCTGGCATTGGTTTCGTGTGTCCTACTTCGATTCGAGCCGTGCAACCCAATAGTTTTGTGATATCAAAACCTTTTAATTCTTCTTCGGTAAAACTTATACCACGCCAACTTTGTAGATCTTTACGCAACGCAGCCATTTCATATAACGATGCTGTATAGGTTTTAGAAACTACAAACGGTCTGCCATCTGGCATTAAGGTTTCGTTGTTTTTAGGATCTAATGCTTCTGCTATTTCAAAAGTTATATGCACTCTAGTTTTCTTGCTTTTTGTGCCTTGATACTCTTGGTCTGTTGTGCCCATATCAACAATTCGATAACAGGTTCCTAAGTAAATGCCTTGTTCTAATTTTGGTAGAGCTTCGCCACCACCTTCGCCACTAATTGTTAAGCTCATATATATTCCTCCATAATGTGTTTGCAAATTATAATAAACTTGGGTAATATTCTATACACTTTTATAAAAGAAGTAAACATAAAAAAATAGCGATGGATTGATGTCATTAAAAATTAAAGGACCTAACAAAAATTTCAACAAACCTTTTACTAAGGATTACACCTCACAGTTTAGAGATTTTCTAGCCGAGCATGGCTATGAACCCGATCCCAACAAGGGATTGATTACCGATGGGTCTATAGGTCGGGCCTACATCAATATCGGCAATCAGCGTAAGCTCGTGGGTTGGTATCAGGCTTGGCTCGATCAGTCATCACCCTACGGTAGACTAGGCGATTATCGAGTCAGCACGGATCAACCCACAGCTACTTGGAAACCAGAAAATAGTAAAAGATATCGCATGACCAAAGCGCAGAAGGCGGAGATCGAGGAGCTTCGACGACAGGCCGAGGTCAAGACAGCTGAAAAATATACGCAGGCCGCACAGCGAGCGCAGTCCATTTGGGATCGAGCTGAGGATTGTGTCAAACATGAATACTTGGAAAACAAGCAGGTCTTGTCGTATGGCTTAAAAAAGGACACGCACAATAATTTAGTTATTCCAATGAAGGATGGCCAGGGCACTATCGTTGGGTTGCAGTTTATTGCTGCCGATGGCTCCAAGCGTTTTCTCACTGGTTCTAAAAAAAGCGGTAGCTTTTTTCTGCTCGGCAGAGAGATCTTTAATAGTACAGATACGCTTAATTATGCCGAAGGCTATGCGACCGCAGCGTCGATTTATGCAGATAGGTCACAGCCGGTAGTAGTTGCCTTTGATGCGTTTAATCTCTCGCCAGTGGCTGAGGTTATGTATAAATACTTTCCTAATCATAAGCATGTCTTTGTCGCCGATAACGATGATAGTAAAACGGGTGAGAAGGAAGCAAAGAAAGCAGCAGCCTATATCAAGAAAGTCGGTGGTTATGCCGAGATCCAAATGCCTGAGAGCAAGGGCGACTATAATGACCATAAGAACGAAGTTGCTGTCGTCGAAGGCGAGGTGGTCATGCAGAGTGTCGATGTACCGGTGGAGTTTGACTTTGTCAGATCTGCAAGCGGACGCTTCTTGAACACCAAAGACAATATCGGTGGGGTGTTGCTGACGCACGGTGTCGATGTGCGTTACAACGTGATTAAGAAGAAGATGGAGATAGATATACCGAACATGACTTTTATCGCTGACATGCATGAGGAGGCCAGCCTGATTGAGATTGAAAATCGGTGCATTAATATGGGTATACCACACACTAAAGTGCGCGACTATCTCAAAGTCTTAGCACGCGAATACAACCCAGTGAAAGAATGGATAGAGAGCGAGCCGTGGGATGGAGTCGATAGACTGCCAGACTTTTTGGACTCGTTGACAACGGAGGAGTCGGCGCAGTTACGCGATATGTTGCTGAAAAAATGGCTCATATCTTGCGTAGCTGCTGCCTTTGAAAAGAATGGCGTTGAGCTCGAAGGTATCCTCGTGTTGCAGGGTGCTCAAGGACTCGGGAAAACCTTATGGTTTAAGCGACTATGTGATTACAATAAAGGTTGGCTGTTAGAAGGTGCAACGCTGAATCCATCGGATAAAGACAGCGTCAAGCGGGCGGTTAGCCATTGGATTGTAGAGCTAGGCGAGATCGAGTCGACGTTTAAAAAGTCGGACATCGATCAGCTGAAAGCGTTTGTGACGGCGAAGACGGATGAGCTGAGGTTGCCGTATGATCGGGCGTTTACGACCTATCAGCGCAGGACGGCGTTTTATGCGTCAGTAAATGCGCGCGAGTTTTTAACAGATACCTCTGGTAATCGAAGATTCTGGGTATTAGCAGTGCGTGATATCAATGTTAATCACGGTGTCAACATGCAACAGTTATGGGCCCAAGTGAAAGAGACCATGTATGTGCCTGGACAGAAGAATTGGTTCTTGACGCCAGATGAGCGTGAGCTCTTGCAAAACAGCAACGAGCAGTATCGCACGCAGTCGAGTGTCGAGGATCTGATCTTGGAACATGTGGACTTTGATAGTGAGGATACGAAGCCAGTGCAAATGACGAAACTGTTGCGTGATCTTGGTATTAAGGCGCCAAGGATGCCTGACTTCAAAGAAGCAAGTCGGGTGTTACACGATAGAGGCATCGAGCCGCGCCGATCAAACGGCAAGAAGATCTTTGATCTGGATTACAGCGTAGCTGGAGACGACGATAATTATTCAGATTTTTCGAGTAAATTTTGATGATTGAGTCGGTTATCAAGATTATTTTACTGGCAGCTGTTACCTTTTTTGCAGTGTTGGCAGCCTCGATTGTCGTGGTCGGTATCGCGGTAATTATTGTGGATCGCTTCTTTCGATGAGATTTCAAGGGGAAAAAGGGTATAGTGCAGGGTATAGTGAAAGTAGCTGTACCCTGTCGCAATCCCTTGCTATGACTGTGTTTCCTATATATAAGGGTATAGTGTATATATATACTATAATAAGATTAAGTATAAGAATACATTCTTACGCGTTACATAATATATATAATAGAAGTGCTATACACTCTACACTGTACACTTATGAGTAAGGGTTCTAAAAGACGGCCAACCAAACAGACGGTTTATAATCGAGAGTGGGAGAGAATATTTAAGAAGAAGGACAAACATGCCAAGACCAAAAAAGCCAACCAGTAAGAAATCACAAGCGCCGATTCAATTTGATAAGGACAACGAGTATAGCTTGACTGAAATGCAGGCCAGCTTTGTGTGGCACTACACCGAAGGTGCGTGCGGTATGACCGAAGCTGCCAGAAAAGCTGGTTATGAATTTCCGAGCGCAAGCGCGAACAAGCTGTTGAACGGGAAGGACTATCCGAACGTGGTGAAAGCTATCCGGATCAAACAAGATGAGCTGGCAGAGAAGTATGCGATCACGCCACAGAAGACAGGTACGATGTTGTGGAAGGTGATGGAAAGCGCATACGAGAAAGGACAATACAATGCAGCCGTGTCAGCCATCAAAGAGCTAAATCAACTCGCTGGTTTGTCTATCAATAGATCTCAGAATATCAACATCAACGCTAACCTAGAGAAGATGAGCCGAGAGCAAATCAAGGAAAGATTGGGACAACTGCTTGGTGCAAATACTGACGACTATTCGCACAAAGATAAGTAGGTGTATAACTGCGTAATCGCCGTCGCTTTTTTTTAACGCCAAAATCTCAGAAAAAAAACAAAATCCTCTGAAACCCTCATGTAGCAAGGCTTTCAGCCTGTTGCAAACATGTATTCTTTTATGCAAATAAGTGCAAATTGTGAGCACAACAGTAACAGGAGTCCCTTGGAACCGCTTTTTTACAGGGAAAAAGGCATATTAGGGACCCCTACACCCCAATACTGGCCAGCGCGTTTGCAGTTGTAGTTATAACTAGGTTTGACACACTGAATCACATGAAAAAATGATTCCTACCATCCAACTTTACCAACCAACAATTCGTAAGCTACAATCACTACATGGAAACCGACGGCATCAACGCATTGAATCCTTATGTAGGAATAGCTGAACCTGTTAGCCGTCAACCTTTTGGCAGTGTTGTTCTTAGACAATCCCAAGGACCAGTCATCGACTACCTTACTAGACCGATGGTTCCATCGCCTGCATCAAGGCGTCGCGACACCCTTAAAGGCATAGCTCAATTTTTACCGTTTATCAGTGGTGAATTAGCGAAAGCCGAAGGCGATAAACTTGGCGTCGCTTTATCCGGACTCGATTTTCTAGGTGCAGCTGGCGCACCAGCGAAAGCTGTTGTCAAAAAAGGCATAGACGCTATACCCGACCAAGCCACCAAAAATTTTTCCGATGCTATGAAATCTAAAAACCTAATGTTCGTTCACAACACCTCCGAGGAAGCAATCCGTAGCTTTGATGCTATGGGCGGTTTGCCTTCACCCAGCCTAGCAGTAACCGAAAGCGATATCCCACTCAAAGGCTTTGGTAAAATCCAATTAATTGGCAAGCCAGAAAAGTTTGATCCAGCCATAGATCCTCGTAACAAAGTATATTCAGCTGACGCCTACACACCCAGAGCGCCAAAGAAACTTCGTTTAGCCAAAGAAGGAGCTGAATCGAAACTTACCAAAGAGTACGAATCGTTAGCAAAAGAGTATGGTGAGCTAGATCAGCTTGAACAAGGCCAATATGCTTTACGCAATTTGCAAAAAGACAATATGTATTATCCAGAAAATCGGCTTGATGAACTTGACAGGTTTTTTAACTCTGATTTAGGAAAACTTAAGTTCTTAAAAGACACAGGAAAAAACATAGATGATTTTGTTACCAAAAAAAGCGGTTTTCATGGAGATTATCTTGACATAGATCTAGTCAATAACCCTCTTGCATCAGGCGAATCTAGAAATTACAGAAAATGGATGAAAAAAGAAAAAAACAAATACCTCTCCCAAGACGGCGTGTTGCAGTACTTTGACGACTTTGAAGAAACTACGGTTACTAAACCCTACACTCTTGAGAACGCAGTCAATAGCATGATAAAAGAAACGCAACGCGGTGGCGAAGGAGGTATTGGTGCCTATTCGCCCGCCAGAATGAAAGCACTTATGTCCAAGGAGTTTAAAGATCTGCCTGATATAAAAGCCGAACGTGGGAGACTTACTGATAAACCACCCAGCGCAATGGATTTAGGCATACAAATAGATGAGCTGTTAGCTAAATACAAATTTCCTGCAACTCTGGATGCAAAATTTACTCCAAAAGGTACATTTTACGATGAAAATGTCGGCAGTAACATCCTTAACGACATCGGCATCGCTATTGAAGATGGCAAAAAATTCGACCAAAAATTACTAAAAGATGTTTACAACAAAAACATTGACTTTGATGCTTTAGATGATTTTTATATTCGTGATAGAGAACGAACCAAAGATGCTATGGAAATAGCTAAAAAATTTAACATAAAATTAGAGCCTACTGTGTTTGAATATGACAACCCGCCCAAAGGATTCCTAGACGATCTTGAAGATCTATTCATCAAAAACGCTACCCGCAATGTCGAATACTTTGAGGCTAAACCAATCCGAGCTGTTGGCTTTGATGAATTTGCAGGTGCTATTGTGCCCAAAGATACCAGCAAAGATGTGATAGATATTTTAGAAAAACGTGGCTTGAAAGTTATTAAGCAAACTGATGACGACTTTACCAAAGATTTTTTTAAAACTGGTGCCCGGAAACAACATTTCCAAGACCAGATGTTTTCCTTCGCACCGATTGCAGGTGCTGGCGGAGTCACTGCTCTGTCAATCGAAAAAAATACCGAGGATGAAGATAAAGGCATAGGCTCGTTATAAATTAAGTTTGCAATCGTTTGCAAGTTTTGAGAAACTTTATCAATGCCTATAAATTCTAGAAATAAGGGCGCACAATTTGAACGCGACGTAGCTAAAATTCTTAACGGCTTTTTTGCCGATAACAATATTGATTTCCAAACGAAACGCAATCTAGACCAATACCAACAAAAAGATCTATGCGATCTCGACATACCCTTTCATGCGGTTGAATGTAAATTTTACAAAGAAGGCGAATGGCTAAAAAAAGCCTGGTGGGACCAAGTTTGCAGTGCCAGTAATGGTAGGATCCCTGTCCTGATCTTCAAATTCAACCGCAGACCTATCCGCGTGTGCGTGCCACTGCATGCTATGAATCTTGAGTGGCCACACGAGAACGACAAAATATGTGTTATGGATATAGAACACTGGCTCGATGTGTTAAAAAATAACTGGCGCAGATATGACAAACACTTTGCAAGTTAGCGATGCAATATAAATTTAATAAATTTTACTACAAACCATTACCTGAAAACCTTACTGTAAAACCAAGCAAAATCGAAGGCTTGGGACTCTTTGCAACAGAAAATATACCTGCACAAGTTGATTTAGGCATGACTCACCTCAAGGTGCCAATCATTGAAGGCTATATTCGCACTCCTTTAGGCGGCTTTCTTAATCACACTGAGCGCCCAAACTGCTGTTTAATCGAATTATTAGATTGGGACGACTATCGCGTGTATCATTTGTACACCATTGTTGCCATAAAAAACGGTGAAGAGCTAAGTTTAAATTACCATGCAGACGAACAGAGTTGAAACACCTAATCACGGCGTCACTGGACTGTCGATTAGCCAAGATGAAGTAGATCTGTTCTTAGATTACTTGGTTGAAAGCGAGCCAGTGCAAGCAAAAGTGCACAAAAACGCTCAGGAGACAGCAAATATTGATATCCGAGATGCGCAAATCCACTATATTGACGCTAACCAAGACCGGCTCTACAGAATCCTTAATAAAATCGCCGTTGTTGCTAATAAATACTTTAATTATCAAATTACTGGGATTGAAACAGCGCAAATTATCCATTATGAAGCTCCGAGTAACGGTTATGGCTATCATATTGACATTGGACCCGACGGCACAGCTGCCACACGCAAGATAAGTATGACACTTTGCCTAAATGAAGAGTATGAAGGTGGCGAATTATGCTTTAGAACTGGCGACCAGCCTAGCTGTACGCGCCCAAAGGTGGGTGAAATCGTGGCTTTTAGCTCATTTATCTCGCACCAGGTCAAACCAGTGACCAAAGGTAATCGTTATGTAGTGGTTGCTTGGTTTACTGGCCCACCGTTTCGTTAAAAACGTGGCGCAAACATAGCGCGCAACGTCGACACCGTATCCTCAGGTACATCGCGCAAATGTTTAGGCACTTCGCCCTCACATTTATGCTTTAGCAACTCACTGACAGGAATAGTCCTGCCACATTTTTCACATTTAGCTTTTGCTATCATTTTCATACTCCATATTCTTATAAATATGCTTAATAACTTCAACCGTCCACCCATTGCCTAACATCTTGTATCGCTGGGTATTTGACACATGATTTGTATAGTTGTCTGGGACTGTTTGCAGTCTTTCTGCTTCTAAACATGTTAATTTTCTCCAAGTAAGATCTTCTTGCTGCACTCCTGTAGCATGAAATGTGCCTTGTCTCTCAAAGTTGGCTCTTGATGATTTGTAATACTGCGACTTAATAGTTTGTGATTTGTCTGGTAATTCATTTAAGGCAACCTTTGGCTCTCTATGACCACCACCACAAGTTGTTACCGTAGGCGATTTACCATCAGGACTATACACTCTTTTAATTTGATCGTGTCCTTTAATGTCCGTTGCGACTCCTACTTGCTTGGGTGTAGTTATCTTTGGACTATCAGATCTTGCTAAAACTGTAGGTGATTTACCACTGGGATCATAGACTCTACGTTGTCTTTCGTTGTCTTTAAGTATTTCTCTAGGTATGTCATATGCTTTTTTTGGCTTAGTTTCTATCATTTGCTCTTTGTTTTTTGCAGGCACCTTAGGTATGTTGTTTGTGCCACCACCGCCATTACC